CCATCTCAACTGTATCATTCAGGCTGGCCCCAGTTACCAGCACAACCGTCGTGCCTGTTGTAGCGGTGTAGTCAGTGCCGGGTACAAGAAGCACACCGTTCTGATATACGTCCATGTACAGGCTGTCTGAGTAGTTCAGCACACCACTGCTGGCATCACTGCCACTGAATGATGTCTGACCGGCAGTGGCCTGATACTGGTAGCGGTTACGAACACCGGCTGATGGGGATTTACCTATGTATGGCATTATGCGTCCTCTAGTGCTGTGACACGAGCCTTGAGGGCAGTCATCTCTGTCTCAAGCGTTTCAATCTTGGCAATGGCTTCCTGCAATGCACCAAGTGCTTTCATGTAAAGAATGGACTGTTTGACGTATTTGCGTTTCTCATTATTTGGATTAGCAGTCTCATCGTACCAATCACTTTCACCAACTAGACCCGTCATGCCGGATGCTTCAAGTTCTTGTGCGACAACTCCAAGCTGTGTCAGGTCGTCACCAATCATGTTGAAGTTTCTTAGCTGAATAGCTTTGATGTCATCCCATTGTGATGAAGCGTCAATTATATTTTCTTTCATTCGTGCATCAGAAAGCGTTGTGTAACTGCCATTCGCATTTTGCACTTGTCCGCTATCTTTAATTCGTAGCTTGTCTGCCTGACCGTGAATTGTGCAAGCGAAATGATCATATGTGCCGTTCGTTGTATTCCTATGACATCCAACCTGCAAAACTCTGCCGTCGTAATTCGAGGTATCTGTGGTGCGAATATCAGCGACGAAGGAACCAGTTTGTGTGCTTTCAACAACCATTTTTCTGTTTGAAGCACTTGTGGTTCCTACCAAAAAACTGCCTCCGCTGTCGATGGTTGCACGGACAGACCCTGCTGTGGCAAAACCTATATTTCCAGCAGTTTGACTGCCAGAGTCACTGTCACAATTAATGGATGCGACTGTGTTTGCGCCGTTGGTGAAGCCTAAAGTGGCTGTATCAGCGCCGTTGGTTGCAGTGCAACCAAGATTGAGGCGACCACGGTTGCCCGTGCCTTGAATTGTGACGTATTTGCGGCTGGCGTTACCGTCAGATGTTATATCGCCGTTAGTGCAGCCGATGCCCACATTTTCTGAAGAGTCAATCGTTATAGCAGTGGCATCACTAGAATTGGAAATGCCAGTAATGCCTTCTTTGCCAACCTTAGTTAATGCCATTGCCTATGTTCCTTATGCGTAGGGGCTGTCGCCAAGTACAGCGGTATCCCAAGCTGCCTTGAGTGCTGCAATGTCGGCAGCGTTAGTGATTGCAGATGCAGCAGGTGCATCACGCAGGGCATTCTTAGCTGTTACAGATGCAGCCTGTGCATCACTGTCGCCAGCTTCCAGTGCCTTCATGTAGGTTACGTCCTCTGCCTCAAGCAGTGGCGCACGTACTTCACGGATTTTGTCCTTGAAGATTGCTTTGGCTGCATCCATGTCCTCAGAGATGACGCTGCCACTCAATGACCATGCACCACGAAAGTGACGGTCAGAAGGAACGGTAGCCGATGAGGCATCAATCTGATTCCCGTCCTTGTCTACGATGTATGTTGTTGCCATTAGGTTTCTCCCTCTTAGGCTGCTAAATCTGTGACGCCAAGTTCTTCAGTAATCTTCCAAGCATTGCGCCACTCTCGTGTGCCGGGAAGCTGTTCCTTGCGGCAGATAACCATCTTCGGTTTGTTGCCTTCATTCCAACTGCGCCATACAGACTGTGGGCAGTCCTTCATAATCAGATACTCAATCGCCTGTTCTTCAGTCATAGCTTCTACAGGCTTGGTGTTGTGCAGCAGGAAGCCACGAGTGTGCTTCTTGAAGTCGGGCTGTGCTTCGTCTTTGGCTAGTTCCCAGTACACTTCGACAGGTGGCAGGATACCACCCTGTAGCGCACACGCCATCCAGTTAGGGTCAGGAACCAGTATCTTTGCACATTCATCAATGCTGTCCTCGTAGACAACCCGATAGTCTGACTGCACACCCTCAAGGTTCTCTTTGGCCCAGCAGAGCCTATCCCATAGATGTGTGCCTTGAAACTCTGGGGTCACTGTCATGCGAGGTCTCCGAATACTGCTGAGTACGGAGTCTGGTCTCCTGCCGTATTTGAATCCGCATCGTTTGTTTCACTTTTTACATCAGATGTAGTAGAGGAGCCATCAAGCGTATGTGTGTTGTTAGTAGCCTTCACCCCGCCAACAAAAATGTACTGACGAGTATTCATCGCTGATGTGAGGCTTACAGTTAAAAGTCCAGTACCCCGGTCTGTACCCGAACTGATATTCAAAGATTCGGACGAAAGCGAGTTATTGGCAATCGTCATAAACTCAGTGTCAATGTTGAAAGCGGAAACTGCCTTCGCACTACCCTGCACAACATAATTCGTAGCCAGCGAACCCGCAGTCGAGTGCGTCAGGGTATCTGCTTTGAGTGTACCGAATGCCATTATGCGTTCTCCAGTGCCGTGACCTTAGTCTCAAGCGTTTCAATCTTGGCAATGGCCTCTTTCAAGGCTGCAGTCAAGGTTGCCACCAACGCCATACTGTTTATTCCAAGCGTTGAATCAGAATCATCTGGGTTAGAACGCTGCACATCATTGGGCAACAACACAGCGACTTCTTGAGCAATGAAACCCGTATTTGACGTTTTTTCTGTTGCCTTCCAATCGAATGTGACCGGCCTCAGTTGTTTAACGACATCAATTTGATTTGCGGCTATGTCTTGAATGTTTTCTTTGAGGCGTTCATCTGAGGTATCATTAAAATCTCCAGTAAAAACACCGCCAGTGGATATGCTCAAATCTACTGTATCGGCACCAGTACCACACCTGAAATCCAAAGTTGAACCGCCGGTAGTACCAATCTGAAAATCAGGTCGAGTGCCGTTGCCTGAACCTAATCCCAGAAAGTAAGTGTCAGCTAGATGAACGCCCTTGCCGGAAGAAAAGGTCGGGTTGGTGGCTCCGACGCCGACGTCCCCATCGCTGGTGATGCGCATACGTTCTGTGTTGTTGGTGGCAAACCGAAGATAGTCATTTTCCCGCTGCCAAAGACTAGCGGCGGTTCCATCAACAAACAAAGAAGTGCCGTCGCTGCCTGTTGAGCCTGTGGATGATGTCGTCAGGTGTAAGGTAGTGTCAGTGCCATCTTCCAAATGGACAAACCTACCCGGCGAACTTACCCCGATGCCCAGCTTATGACCCGACGCAACTACAACATCGCCCGTGCCATCAGGGTCGAGGGTAATGTCGTTGTTACTCGCAAGGCTGCTGACTTTGTTTGTCTTTACTTCACTCATGCGAGGTCTCCCATCAATGCCCAAGTATTGTAATCAGTATCAGTCACTACACCGTTATACGATACCGTCTGGGTGCCAAGACTGCCTGTTGCTAACGTAACATTGGTTGGTAAATAGATGCCGTTTGCACTTCCTGTTTTACTGTAGTCACCACCTAGCACTTGGCAGTAGTCCGCATCGGAAAAAGACGACACAAACGAGTTAGTCGCTTGACCAGTGCCAGCGTCTACTAATGCACTTATGTTAAATGATTTTGTAATTCCGGCAGTTCCAGTCATGTCAAAATTAATCCACGCCTTCCCTGCGTGTTGCTTCGTCAACGTAGCCGCACCGCCGCCTGTACTCTGGATGGTATCTGCCTTCAATACACTCATAGTGTCACCAATGTTCCACCGCTTTCAACGGTCAGGGTTACGCCACTGGCTACAGTGAACGGGCCAGTCACGTTTGCGTTCTCAGTTGCAAGGATGGTTGTGTTCGCAGTCAGCGACTGTGCGTTGGTACGGAACAAGCCACCACCCTTGAAGTTGCCCTTGTTCTCAGCAGCAGGTGTGATTGTTGCACCCTGTGGAGCAAGGTAATTTACGAAGATATTGCCAGTGCCACTAGATGGGGCAGCAGTGAATGTAAGGGTCGTGCCGTCAGGAATGGTGTATGCAGCAGTGTCTTGAACAACACCGTCAACAGACACAAGGACATCTTGCACAGATGATACAGCAGTGGTCAGGGTGAATGTGGTATCGCTGCCATCACCATTGAACCGCTGTACTGCAGTCGTACTCTGGAAGTTATCGGCTGTTTGCTGACCCAGATACGGCATTAGGTTATCTCCATCATGCTCATAGTTACGCTGACCTTATCCGCTACGGAACAGTCAATCTGAATTTTATCTGTAGTTTCAAGCACTACTTTGTTACCGGCAAGGATTTCAAGAGATGCACCAACAGGAATGGGGGCATCTTTCAACAGGAATGTTGTTGTGTTGGTTGCTGAACGTCCACCACCAGATGTGTCACTGACCAGCTTTACACTAGCTGTAACCTGACTGGTGTGTACATTAGCCAAGACCATACCCAAGATAATGGTAGTTGTACTACCCGGTGCTGTGTATAGGTCTTCTGGAGTACCGCTAGATGCTGGCATAACGTCATGCGATACAACTTTGAATGT